AGTATTAACTGGCAGCGTTCGCGTGAAAGGTAAGTATTCTGCGCAATTTCCCCGACGGTCGCCGGTTCGGTGACGCTTAATTCATTAAACACCACTCTGGCGGTTTCGGTCATATCCTGCTGTTTTAGCATGCCTTTTTCCCTTTTCCGGTTAACGTGACATACCAATACCTCTTGTCGAAAAAGCCAGCAAGCTGAAAGACCGGCATTCGCAACCACCAGCGCGTTTAACGTACTGCATCAATTTTCGAGCATAAAAAGACCGCCTGAGGGCAGCCTTTTTACATTAAAATTAAGTTTTCTTTAACTATGTTGTATGTGAAATTAGCATTCCCTACTGAGTTTATACAACTAATCTGACGTCACACGCACCATTATACTTACTAAAGAAAAGTCATCATCAGGTCCGGCTCTCTCTATACGACGCAAAATGCCATTAGAAAACTTCTGACTATTACTCATCGTATTTGATGTAAATCTGGGGCGTTTTTCCCAAACGTTATGAACCCCATCAGACATGATACACAGATGATATACCCCGTTAATACTAGGTAAATCTTTCCATGTGATAAAATCACAGTCGTATTCCATATCAACATTTGAGGCTATAGCCGTCGTTAAGATATTTTTGCCCGGTTTATCCTTCAAATCTCTGGGTTTAAAAATATTCTGATCAATTAGCATCTGATGCCTGGTATCGTCCTTCGTCAATTGGTATGCTTTCTTCTCTCCAATGCAATACAAACGACAATCACCAATATGACCAATAATAATTCCGCTATCACAAACATAACAAAACGTAAGTGTAGTAGCAGCTTTATCGAACTCATCATTAACATCAGCTAACGACATAACCTTTCGCTTAACTTCATCAAATACATCCGGAACTGTGTCAAAAGATAAGCTTGTCAATGCTGAAAGTTCAGCAATTGCCATTGATGAAGCCTGACTGGCACCAGTGTATGAACCTACACCATCAGCTACGGCAAATAAGATGCCATCCCCTACAATTTTGGGAGGAAGCAATGAATCTTCGTTGACCCTACCTGGTTCTTTTGGATACGAGAATGATGAAGTCGCTATCAGCTGAATCATGACTCACTCCTTAAAAAAGAATGCACAAAATCAAACGCCACATCATCTATTGTCTGATATCTATCATCTTTATCCATCCTGGTACACTTCGCTATGATAGGCTTTATTTTTTTATCATCTAAATTTAAGTCCTCAATTAACCGCCCCACCGCATAAACATCAGTCTTAACTGAATACTCGGCATTATATAAAATCTCGGGAGCCATATATCTTGTACTTCCCATACGGGTACCGATCTCGGTCAATTTAGTGGTATCCCCTTCGGGATTTGTATCTTTTACCAGACCAAAATCAGACACCTTGTATGTTCCGTCGCTAAATCGCAAGACATTAAATGGTTTTATATCTCTGTGTAAATAGCCTTTCGCATGGATGTGAGCTACACCATCTAATACCATTTTCACTATTGAAATTTTTTGATCTGTTGTAAGAAGGTTGTTCGTTATTTCGTGCTCAAGATCACATTCTGCTTTATCCATAATGAACCATGGATTCTCGGCAAACAAATCGCACAAATAAATAGGAACAATATTGCTATGTACGCAATGTGATTGATACACGACCTCCCTTTTAAAACGCCTTCTAAACTGCTCTATTTGCGCCAAAAGCTCTGGTTTTTCGGGGGCTAAAACCTTTCTAGCATAATCCCCACATTCACCCTTGTTGAGGTTGTAAACCTTAACGTGTTCAACAAAGCCAAATGCACCCCTTCCAATCAACTGAATTCGTTTTATAAAGTAATTACCGTGCTGTTCTTCCATTAAGCTCACCGACCTAAATTGTAAGAATATCCATATCTTACAACTACAGATAAAAAGGTCCACAGAGTTAAGCAAAAAACCCGCATTTAAGCGGGTTTACACACTATACGGCAAAATATCACATTTACATAAAATGTATGCGATTTAATTGACTTTTGCAATATCTCGTCGTGAAAAGGTCGCTTTTTGTTGCGATCTCATTTTCACGGTGCAAATCAAGGATTCTGTATCGAGTTTCTTAAAAATGTCGCACATCTCACGCCAGTAGTTCGCATAATTATGGCTCCAGTTGTCAGGCTTAACTCCACACAGTCTGGCAAGTTCCTGTCGCTGGTAGACGTCACGCCCAGTAATCCTCCCCCTGACATCCTGCGCCGCCAGCCAGATTAATTTCTTCAGACGCTCAAGCGTTTTCCCTGTAATTTTTCTGGTGCCAAAATGCCCCTGAAACTTATCCCACGCCCATTTCGCAATGACCACCTGATAATCCCAACTCGGATTTTCACTGTATACCCACAGCACCCACGCCTTCTGATGCTCTTCAAGAGACAGAACGGCGCGTCGCCATGATGATGTCGAAAACTCAACCGGACTGACCAGGGCAATTGATGAACCTTTCGCCAGCGATTGCTTTCCCGGGATCGGTGGATTATCCAGCGTTACCATTTTTCCAGTGACCTTATCGCGGTACCGGATTTTTTTACGTCTGTAACGCCCTGTATCAAACATGGCATTCTCCTGCCAGGCTTCAAGCTGACCTTTTGTTGCCCCACTCAAATCGGCGGTGGCGATAATGAGCTGCTCACGAACAAACTGTAAATACTGGTTATTCATGCGCACTCCAGCTCTGTGATTTTTATCCCCAACCGACCACCAGGAACAGGCAGTCCGCGCACAATATTGATTTCATCAAACTGCTCGTCGTCGATAAGCAACCCCGCATGTGTCAGTGCATCCAGTGGTGCTTTCAGAATATTGTCCAGGTCACGACGGCGCTTATCCGGTGGCTCTGCAATAATCTTTATCGCCAGCCGTCCGGACAGGTTTAATTTCAGCCGCTGCTCGCGAACAATTAGCGCCACATCCCGGCGATAACGCTCACCGGCTTTTGATACAAAATATGTGTTGTCACGACGTCGCCAGTAGGTGTTCACCGTTGGCGGATAAGGCAAAACAAACTCTATACGCATCAGTAACCTCTTTTACCCAAGCACGCCGGTTGCAAAGGCGTGATCAAGAAAATGAAAAATTAAATCAACCTGGGAACCATGCTTTTCTTCGAATGCCAGCGGATCCGCATGAAGCTCGTTGTGATGCTCCCGACACAGCGGTAGTGTGAAAATATCGTGGGATTTTGTTCCCATTCCACCCTGACCGTGGCCTATCAAGTGGTGGGGATCATCAGCAGGCTTTCCACAACATGCACACGGCTGTGTCTTAACCCAGCGCGTGTATTTCTCGTTAAGCCAGCGGCGACGTTTAGGTCGTTTCATGAAAGATTCCGGAGACTCCGGCTCAACGGCAATGCTGACCACCGTCTTTTCCTGTGGCGGGTTTTGCTGGTGGGCGTGAGGCAGCGGCGCAATATTTTTTGTGCGCTGCTTCAGCATGCTGGTGGCAGTCTGCTCTCCCGGCACGATGTCGCTCTCGCGGTATACTGAGCGAATTTTTTCCGCACGTAACCCCAGAGAACGACGTAACACCGTCTCCGGTAGTGCGTCCGCTACGTTATTTATGGTTGCCCACCAGGATAATTCAGCCAGCGATAATTCCCGCTCCTGCGTGCCATTCATTGCGTGGCGGATGACATCAATCATCCATGCTGACAGGTTTTGGTGAGCAAGCTGCCCGAGTGATTCGGAGTCTGGTACGCAGCTGGTTGTCGCAGTGCCAGCACAACACCATGCGCCGTACCTAACGATGTATGACGGTTTCCTGTGATGTATCCCTGGGCCACTGGCAGGATTTAACGTGGCGTAACAGCCAGTCAGACAGCACCAGCACCCCAGCAGCACGAATCACCCGCTCATCGCTGAAAAATGGCAGTAGTGATTTATCCTCCGCCAATGGCTGGCGAACGGCAGGAACGACTCCGGACGGCAGACCGCGCATGCTTTTCGGTTCCGGCTCCACCAGAACTCGAGGGTTATGAAATACCTGCATGGATTCACGGCCCGGTTTTAGCACCACCAGCCCAAGTTCCGGTACCGGAACAGGTCGAAGTAATACCCGCACGTTACCTCCAGATGCGTTGCTGGAATGTGCGGGACGGACGCGGTGGGCGTTCGGAATAAGGGAGTCTGACGTAGATTATCCAGAGACGATAATCGAGGCTGAGGGCTTTCTTAATCTCGTATCCGTGTCTGCGGTAGCGCTGAATCAGCCATTCAGCCTGTTCTTCGGTGCAGGGATCGTGCTGATACCAGTCATATTTGAATGCATGAGAGCGCCGCCCGTGCCTGCTGGCAAAGGCGGCTGAATTATCAGAATTGTGTAGTCTGGAATTTTGCGCCATCGGCTTTCTCCGGTGGCACAGTGTTACTCAACAGGGGTTCAGCCCTGCGCTGAATTGTAGATGAATTCACTCATCTTCAAAAGCAGAAAAACCAGCCTTAATCCCAGCTTCTTTCAGAGACGGCAACGATGTGACAAATTCATTTGCACGCAAAATAAAACCATCCGTCACAAGCCCATCCACCAAATGAATTAACGCAGCTCCACTCTTCCTTTGTTGAGACTGTAAACATTTAATACGGCAGTGGCTGACAATTGCGCCATTCTCAACGCGCACAGTATAGAGGCCATCTTCACTAAAAATTTCACGTAATTCTTTGATTTTCATCAACAGAATCCTTCCAGATAAATAGCACTCCCCTGTTTGGGGTCCATCCCTCTTCTCCCTGCGCGCTACTTAAGTGCATCGATTCTAGTCAGGCATACCAGCTAATCAACAAACCCTGGTCGGTTAAATAGAAGAATTGGCTAAAATTTAGTCCATTAAAATAAAAAACCCGCCGAAGCGGGTTTTCATTGGAAGCACCTTTAGTTTTGCTGTTCTATTTTAAGCTTGATAGTTTCATACAAAACAATAGTTGCGCTTGTTTTACATAATTCCCGGCTGTCATACGCGCGAGACCAATAACACAACCAGTTCTCGAGATCTTCTCGAGTATAGGTTTTGCAGGCCAGTCCCTCTGCCATTTCCACGATTTCATCGCCTGGTGCTGTTAACTCATAGCCATTCAACAACAAGAAGACGTAACCAGCCATCATAGCTGTTCGTTTGTTCGCATTAGCAAACGGATGATTCTGAATCAGATTTTCAATCAATACCGATGCCAGTACAAACATGTCATTAGTCTGTTCATACCATCGAACCATGCTGGGACGGGCCTGAGAAGAACTTAAGTTATCTGGACTCAGAACACCAACGGGCTCATCTGGCGTCTGTAATTCAATTAGGGAATGATTGATTTCAACAAGATCATCAACCGTAAGGTAATGCACTCCTTCAACAATCTCAGCCATAGAGTACAATACCCATCATTACACTTTTGAAAGTTCTTCCATGGCTTTCTCATAACGAGAAAAACCGAAATCAAAAGCATTTTTCACTTGTTCACGATGTGCGCAGTTTTCATCAATCACTGGGCGAGGGACTGCCACAACGCTTTTATCGCGAGGCGGAATACTCAACCGCGTGTGTTTTTTGAGTGGGCAGCTCATACTAATGAGTCCTTTTGTTTTCCGATTATTGGCAAAGCCATGCACCAAATTTGATACAAAATAGATCTGTTTGAGATCCTTAGGATAGTCTCATGGTAGCTAAAATTACAACCTCATAATGCGACGAAAAACCCGCCGAAGCGGGTTAAGTGCGGGTGCGTTGAGGATGCCTGACACATCAGAGGCGGCGAGGGATTTCTCCCCCGCCGGGTCTCTTACTCCTCAGGTTCGTAAGCTGTGAAGACAGCGACCTCCGTCTGGCCGGTTCGGATTCGTACCTCGCAGAGGTCTTTCCTCGTTACCAGTGCCGTCACTATGACGGTTAAACAGATGACGATAAGGGCGATTAACATCGCCTTTTGCTGCTTCATAGCCTGCTTCTCCTTGCCTTTCGGCACGTAAGAGGCTAACCTACATGTGTTCAGCATGGATTGAGCCTCAGATTAATGTTAAGCGTCTTGCAGGACGCGTAATGTTAACTGGGGCTTTTCTCTATCTGCCTTTTGGTGTTCATGCCTGAGACAGATAGCCTCAAGCACCCACAGTCATTCTACTTAACTAAGATTTCCCTGCAAACCGTTTTTGTCCGGCACAGTAAATATCCAACTAAACCAATAGCGTTCGCTGTATTTACCGCCAGTATTCAATGCACGTGACCGCCATGAACACCCCTAAAAAAAGGGCATTTATATGTCCAAACATTAATATCAAAACATCAATTTTTTCCATATACCTTGCTGTGAAGATGATGGGCATACATGATGCGAACAACCAGAACGCAACAAACAAAAACTGCAATGCGTTTTTCATTATTCCCCCTACAATCAATGTGCAATTACATTTAAACACACCTCAATTTGGCCGGACATATAAATATCTAAACCAGAAAAAATCACTTACATAGCGTTACAAACTCTTTAGTCTAAGTATTCATCGTAAAACATTCCCCATACTTATCAGCCCACTCTACGCCAGGTAGCTCATTGCCTTATCTGGGAATCTGTAATCAGGTTTCCGTTTTTCAGTCGGCTGGTCGTTTAACCGGCATAGTTAACCCATTAATCTGGTTGCCGGATGCTGGTGGATTTTCGCGTTTTAGTTGTTCATAAAAGTGCACAGCTTTAACCAGTTCTTCTGATGTAACCGGGACTGGTGGGGCAGTGAATAAGGCCTGAATTTCATAGTTCGGCCTGTCGTTACAATCCTCTTTTTTCGGTACATATTTCCAGTCACCAACCCACAACTCCCCCTGAGAGTCCATAACACCTTTTTTCACGTAGCGATATCGCCACGCTATCGGCTCTGCTTCCAGCGATGCCAGTGCAATTTTGAATAACTCGCCCTCTACTCGCGCCATCCCTGAATTGGGGTGGCATTTCGTAATCGCTATTTTTAATTTGGCTTCTTCGATTAATTGTTCTTTTGTTAATTCAGTCATTTTCATTACCGCCCTTTCAGGCGGCCTCCTGATGTTCTGAGGGTGCAGAAATCCCTCCGGTTAAGGATTAAATTTTATTTGCTGTGCTAAATTTAATTATTCAGTTTTTATTCCTGCTCTCAAAACAGCCTCTGCCATTCTGATATCCGGATTTTCTGAAATCATCTTTTCCGGCGAGTCGCAATCACCGCCACATTCAGTTATGCGTTCATGACCAAAACGAATTGTGGTTTTGTGCGCATTAATCATTTGTGTAAGCGCGTCTGTCAATTCTGCAATGCGTTTGTCTTTAACTTCCAGCTCTTTCAGTAAAGCCAGTACGTCAGGATCGCTAACATCAACGACGGTTACGCGCGATTTCAGGTAATGTTCATCCGCAAAAGTTCGACCAGTTTTAAAATATCCATCATCCCCCTCACCTGTGCAGGCATACACAATATGCGCTCTGGAAAATATGCGCTGTATCGACATTTCATCGCCACAAACAGAACATTCCGGCACCTGAATTGGTGAATAACGTTCACGTAATGCCTGGTAATTAGTCTTGCACACTGGCTGTCTCCTGAAAAATCACCGCATGCCCCAGTTTCTCCGCCAGCGCCAGTTCTGCCTTAGCGCCTGCTGACCGCTGCCAGCCTTTCAGCATGTAAATCGCATCCACACAACGAATCATTGCCATGCAAATATCCATGTAATGCGGCTGTGTCAGCCCATCCGGAAGCACAGCCGGATTTAAAACGGTATGCCCTTCCCGTTTCAGTTCCTCTTCTGCCTTGTGAAACGCCTCACGGTTGAAATTTTCATACCCCGTCATTGGACCGGCGATATAAACCCTCACCCTCACGCCATCACCTCCTGAAAATTACCCTGATAAAACGCCAGCACACGCTGCATAACCTTGCTTTTCCGGCACTCGAGACAGATTATGTTCTGACGCCTGTCGTAGTGGCGTATCTCTCCATCTGGTAATGAATAAATCAGGCCAGGGTCGCTCTTCTTTTTCGCTGCACCTTTAGACATCTCTTTATGGGCTTTTATCCAGTCTTTACGTACCAGCTCAGAAGGGAATATTCCATGCCCTGAACCATATACAACACCACTGTCTACCAGTTCTTTCGCCAGAACTTCAATCAGATGTCTCGTCGCCCCTGTTTCATTTTCCAGTTGTTTACGCGTTTTCCTACCATCTCTGCGTACCAGTTCCACAATACGCGCCTTTACTTCTTCCCGTTGTTCGGGAGTAAAAACTTTTACCATAAGTCCTCCTGAAATTACTTCACAACCCTCAGGTGTCTGACATTCGAACGCCAGCTCTCCCAGTTAAAATTCACCCAGCGACCACCGTTCATGACCATGCGGTCCATCACACGCTCGCCAAGAAGCGTACTCATCGCTACGTGGTTCAGGTTCGTCAGCATTCCGACACTACGCATCGAAGCCGTTCTGCGGTCGACTATCTGGTTCAGTGTGACCTGCTCGTTGCGCGTATCCCGCTGCATTCCGATTTCATCCAGGACAAGCAGGTCAACATCACACAACCCCTGTAAAAATTTTTCGCCTGAGTTTTTGTTGTCGTAGCTGTTGTGTAACGCCAGCATCACATCAGCCACCGTTATCACAATCACGCTGCGACCTTTCGCCAGAAGATGATTGCCAATGGCGGCTGCAAGGTGGTTCTTTCCGGTACCCGGCTTACCGCTGAACACAAAATTCGTGCACCCGGTCATCAGTTCGTCAGCGATAGATTTTGCCTGGCTCAGCGCGTGTTTTTGCCCGTCGTTCTGCACCTGATAATTCGCAAACGAGCATTTGCTGTGCAGAGGCTGGATGCCCGAACGATTCAGGATTTTTTCCACCCGCAACTGGCGATTCTGGCGGTTGATCTCCTCGCTACGTTTTCGCCCTTCAGCCAGTTGCCACTCGCGCCACTCATCCACTGTCCGGTACGGCGCGATTACATGCTGCGGGGTCAGCTTACGGATACGCTCAAGAACACCCCCTGCCGCGATATTTTTCATGGCCGTTACCCCCTGAACCCCGGCGGAATTTCGGTATCCGGCTCAGAAATATGATTCACACAACGCTGTACAGACGAACGCCCCAGGCGGATAACCAGTTCATCCCATTTTCCGCGAAGCTTTGACGGACTCATGATATTTTTTACCCAGAATGGATCCCGCTGCGCCCGACCAAACATTTCACAAATTTGTCTGTGAGTTCTGCCATCCAGCATCCGCATTGTGCGCACGTCGTTGGCCCATGCGGTCCAGTTGGGTTCTTTCGGTCGCGAAATCTCGCCATCATCGCTGGCGGCCTGCTCGTAAAGACTCACGATTCGCCCCCAGATCCACTGCGCACACGCCAAATCTTCCTGGTTGCCCCACTGGCGTTTTTTTGCACTGAACACAACCGCGTCAGGGTGTCGGATTAAAAAATCCTGTTCAACCGTCTGCGGGTCCGGTTGCGAAGCTTCCGGACGAGAAGTGTTTTTATTCTCTGTAGTAATCTCTGTTGTATTCTCTGTAAGATCATCAGGCCATTTTGACCCGATGACATTGAGTCGTTTTGAACCAATGGAACGTGCCATTTTGGCCTCTTCCATCGTGTCATTTTGACCTGATGGAGCGGCGCATTTTGAACCGATGGATTCGCTCACTTTGCCACCATCTAAAAGCTCGTTCCCGTAGTTGATCGTGTAGAAATTGGTCATATCGCGCTTTGATTTATTGAGCTTTTCACAACGCAAAAGCCCCAGCGTTTTCAGACTTGCAAACGCGCGCTTTAACGTTGACTCTGACCAGAACGGGAACTGTTCCAGCCATTGTTCCGTTGTGTTATAAATCCAGCGAACACCATCACATTCCATGCCGGAGTTGGTATCTCTCAACCAGTAGTGCAGTTGTTGCAAAACAATGGCTTCGTTTAAGCCAATTTTCATTGCCAGCTGCGTGTTTATAACCAGTGGGCGTTCAGCAAAAAGAAGACTCATAATTCCATCCAGCTTTTTGTTGGTATTGCTGTCGATACGCAAGCTTGAAAGCAATTGCTTTTTCTATAAGTTCGTCAGTTTCACGATCTACAACGGCAGGATCTGCAAAAAGCAGTCCGGATTCCACCACATCGCCATATTCTTTATTTAACCCGGCGATCATGTACGTAATACTTTTTCCATCACTGATCTCACGATACAACCTGAAATCACTAATCCGGATAGCCTCCATAATTGCAGGCACTAGCGCTGTGAACTTTTCACGCTTATCCCTGGTGTCGATAGCCTTCCAGCGTTCGAATATCTTCACTCGATTAACGCTAAGCGCTCGCTGATCAACCGCGCCACCTTCATATGTGACACGCTGAACATCGATGTTCGGGCGCTCTTTCAAAGCCCAGAATGCTTCAGTGATTAATATCGTCGCCTGCTCCTGTGTCATTCCTGGTCGACATATCCAGGCATCCAGAGCCTCACGAGCCTGTTCAGGAGTGATTTTCATTGTTCAACCGCCCCGCCCGCTTCGTCTTACGATATTCGTCATAAACTTTGGGATCATACTGAAGCTCCCCGTCGGATGCCTCTTGCAGGCGCATCGCGCGACCTTCAGGAACCAGTTCCCCCCATTGAGAAACAGCAGATGGATCAACACCAGCAGCTTTCGCTACTTTGGCTTTCGTCCCATAAAAATTAATTACGTCTGATTTAAACATCACCCCTCCAAAATTGAGTTTTCTCAATAGTAATCACTCAAGGAATCTCAAGTCAAGGGTTATTAAGATATCTAAATATGAACGAGAAAACTTTAGGTCAACGAATTAGAGAAAGACGCAAACAGGTTGGTTTAAGTCAAAACGATTTAAGCAAAGCCGCTGGCGTATCTGGCTCATCAATTTCACTATGGGAAAGCGACCATACAGCCCCGCGTGGGCAAAATTTGCATCGCCTGGCTGAGGTATTGCAATGTTCACCAACTTGGATACTGTTTGGTGACGAGGATAAAACACCAGATCCACCAGTTGCACTCAACAGCGCCTTAGACTTATCGGAAGATGAGTTGGAGATGTTGCGATTGTATCGCGCACTTCCAAAATCAGAGCAGCAAGCACAAATCAGCGAACTCCGTGCCCGCGTTGAGAATTTTAATCGCCTATTCACCGAGCTACTAGAAGCTCGCAAACGTAACAAACATCAGTAATCCCCTTCACAAATTTTAAAGCCTTACATTTCAATGTATTGGCTTTATTTTGCATTAAATATTGAGTTTTCTCATTAAAAGCACTTGACCAACACTCATGAGAAAACTAAATTACCACCCATCAAGACACCGCACGGTGTTCTCAGCAAACAGTTCCGCTACCCGGCGTTAAGGGGAAATGAGGTCAACATGGATACTATCGATCTTGGTAACAACGAATCTCTGGTGTACGGCGTGTTTCCCAACCAGGACGGCACGTTCACCGCGATGACGTATACCAAAAGCAAAACGTTTAAAACCGAAAATGGTGCCCGTCGCTGGCTGGAAAGAAACTCAGGTGAGTGATATGGATTTCGACACAATCATGGAAAAGGCTTACGAAGAATACTTCGAAGGCCTTGCCAAAGGCGAAGAAGCTCTCAGCTTCAGTGAGTTTATACAGGCGCTTTCCAGCTCGGCAAAATCTAACGGCTGATAAGCGAAGCAGCACCGCGAGGAATCAGTATGCAGAAACGAGAACCCGTCATCATCGCGCCAGACTATACCGATGATGAACTTTATGAGTGGATGCACCAGAAAATTAAGGCTGCGCAGGACCTGAAATGGGCCAATGAAGCCAGGGCTAAGCAAGCTGAAAATCTGTCCGCTCTGGAGCAGGATATCACCAATCTGGAAAAAGCAGCGGCATTAAGCATTGCCAGAATGATTACATACCCACGTTAATGGCTAACCAACGAGGCTAATAATGGAATTTAAAGATTTACCAAAAGAAATCCAGATAATTGCTGCAACGACACTCGGTGATAGTCTGGTGAAAATTGACCCGGCATACACCAAAAAAGAAACCATCGATAATATGGTTCGTAATGTGCGCAATGCTTTTTCAGGGCTATATGGTTCTGATAATCAAAAACAGGAAAACGATATTGATGAACGGGTAATTTCTGTTTGCCTGAATGGTCATGTTATTTCAGCAATCAGAACAGAAACGGCAACTGCTTTTGATTATCTCTGCATGATTCAGAGTCTTGCTGATGTTCTGTTGAAATCAAAAGATTTAGAAAACGATGCAAATTTACAGGGGCGCACAATAGCACATCCATATGCACATACTTTAGGCTCTGTGGATATCAAAGATCCCACAAATCTTTAATGAAATAGTTAACGCGAATTGTACTTGCTCTTTCAGTTGCTTTCAGAATACGCGTTGAAACTGCTGGCGGTAATTTAGTATTCCATTTATTAAAATCATGCCCGGAAAAGTACTCTTCGAAAATACTTTTAACTGCAGACTCGCCTATTGAAATGCTGCTTACCATGCGATTTTGATAAAGGCATTTAGCAATAAGAGTTGATTTTAACATTCACCCTTCTGAGGGTTGGTAATTAAGGAGTTCTCCACGGGTGAGGTGGAGTGCGTGCGCCGGACACGGGTGAGCATCCGGCACTGACAGTTTACTGAAAGGATATATCCTTGAAAAGTCAGGGCATAACACGAAAGCGTACGGCGAAGGCCTTCACCTATGAGGCTTGTCGTTAAATTTAATTCGACCGTACGCTTCCGGTTGTGGCAATCCGCGAAATGGCGCGGCGGTAAGTATGGCAGGGGTACTATTCTCCCTCCCCTGTGGAGCACCGGGTTGTCAGGTTGACCATACGCCTGAGTGACAACCCCGCTGCAACAACCCATGTTGATTACCTTTTGGCGGGTATCCGTTTTGTTTTTCCCATGATACCCGCCCCTTTTAAAGTGAATTTTGTGATGCGGTGAATGCGGCTCAGCGCACGCGGAACAGTTAAAAAGGCCAGTTGACTTCCGTATTGGTTCTTATGGGTGGGTTCTCTGTATCCGGCGTTAATTGTTAACTGGTTAACGTCACCTGGAGGCACCAGGCGCCGCATCACAAAATTCATTGTTGAGGACGCGATAATGGAAACGTTATTACCAAACGTCAATACGTCTGAAGGTTGTTTTGAAATTGGT